GAGCAAGAGCTTTTAGAGGAGGTTTTAGAACTGTGCAAGCCATCGTAATCGCCACCGTCAGCGGGAAGTGTCTCGTGACCCTTGCGGCCTCTGTGACCGCTTATGTGCCCCAGGATGTGACCGTATTCCTGTCGGGCTCCAAGATGATCTTTCCCCGCCACCGTACTATCACTTCTGATAATACTTCTACAAACTTTGGGGATGCCTACAACGCTGTGGTGCAACAAGCATTTCAGGAGTTTGACGAGGTGGTGGTCTGTAACGACGATATTGTCTTTACCCCGACGACTTGGCAGACGCTATCCGAGGACGTTTCCAGACTCAAAAGTGAAAATATCCCCCTCGGCTGGGTCGCGTGCCGAAGCGACTACGCGAGAGGATACCAGAACATTCGGATTGGCAAGGGGCCGATGAGTTGGTTTCGCTACGAGACCGAGAACTCCATTATTGAGACCGATGTCATTGCCCCGATATGTGCCTACATTCAGAAAAGCGACTGGATCGACTTCCCGCCCCTGAACTGGTATTCGGACGATGTGAACTGCCTGGACCTCCAGAAAGCCGGTAAACGGCACTTTATCTCCCGCGCCTATGTTCACCATGTGGGCAGCCAAACCTGTGGCTTTGACGCCAAGAATCTTATAGAATCCGCGAAACCTTGGATTCGGGAGAATCGGCCAGAGCTGTACGACTTATGGTTCAAGAAGAAAGATTGAAAAATTGGGCCTGGTACTGCGCCTGGGGTCATGTTGGCCCCGAGGTTCGCACCACCGCCGCTTCTGCCGAGGGTAACTACGAATCCGAAGATGTCTTTGAGGGCGAAGAACCCCGACTTGAACCGGACATGATTGACGGGGAAATAATTGAACAAGCGGTCAGAAAACTTCCAGAAAAATACCGCAAAATTCTAAAAGCACGTTTTATAATGTATCCGTACCACCTACAACATACCGTAGCTCAAAGACTGCGGATGTCGGTGGACAGGCTCGAAAGTGAACTTATAAACGCGAAGAGGAGATTAACAAGTGAACTCGAAAGAGATCGTCCAAGGCACACCCGAATGGCTGAAAGCCAGGTTGGGATGTGTAACCGGATCACGAGCGAATGACATTTGCGCCGCTGAAACAACGGCGGCTTATCAAAACTATCTGTGGCAACTCGTAGCAGAACGAGAAACGCAGACCGTTGAAGAAACCTACGTCAATGCCGATATGCAGCGGGGAACCGAAATGGAACCCATTGCCCGCGCCGCATACGAAGCCCACACCGGGACTTTTGTCACCCAGACAGGCTTCTGGCTCCACCCCGAAATCCCGTTCTTTGGCAGTTCTCCTGACGGACTGGTCGGAGATGACGGGCTTATCGAAATCAAGTGCCCAAGAACCTCTACCCACCTGCGCTACAGAAGTGACAACAAAGTTCCAACACAATACAAGCGACAGATGATGTGCCAACTGCTCTGTACGGGCAGGAAGTGGGTGGACTTTGTAAGTTTTGACAACAGGGTTCGGGACTCCAAACAACTTTTTATTGTGCGGTTTGAACCCAAGCAATCCGAGTTAGACGAAATGCTAGAAAAGGTTCAGGCGTTCTTGGATAACGTAGAAAAGGAGATGCAATGAACTGGACTGTATTTGTGGTGGATTGGGAATCTTTAGGGCCGCTGAAGTTTTGGCTGTTTATCATGGCCGTAATGTTTTTATCGGGGTGGCTTGAATGGCGTCGTGGCTAATAGCGGGGATCGGAATTGTTTATCTTATTGTCGCGGTGGATTTGTTTAGGGTTCACAATTGGGGCTTGGGCATTGCTTTTTTGGGTTATAGCCTAGGCAACGTGGGTCTTTATATGGCGGCCAAACAATGAACAATATCAAGCAAACGGTAGCAAAAATTGTCCCGCTTTATAGAGCTTGGGCAAACCTATCTCAGGAAGAGTTTGCTAAAAAATGTGGCATACATCGGGCAACAATAGTGCAACTTGAGTCGAACCCAATAAAGACACGATATTCAACGATTGCGTCGATTGCACATTGCTTGCAAAACGAGCAAATATATTTTAATGAAACCGATAATGTATTCACAATCAGTTTTACAAAAAAGGAGGGCAACAATGACGCAGACGGAATGGGTGCTAAAGGAGGGTAAGCGAAAGTGGATTACACCGCTTGATGCTTACTTGGGGTGTAGGTGCTTGCGGCTGGCCGCGAGGATTAAGGACTTAAAGAATATGGGCTACATTGTAGCTACAAAAACGGTCCACAAGGACGGAAAACATTTTGCGGCTTATCGCGTGAAGGAGAAGAAACATGGCTGATTACACAAACTCAGGCGTTTTATTTAAGAACGAATCGCCCAACGAAAAGGCTCCGGCTTACAAGGGCAAGATCAACGTGGATGGGAAGGAATTTGAACTTGCTGCCTGGGTACGGGAAGGCAAAAGCGGTAAGTTTCTAAGCCTGAAGGTGCAAGAGCCGAGGGAGAAAAAACCCAAGCCCGAGCCACAAAAACAGATTTCAGAAATGGATGACGATATTCCTTGGTGAGGTGATTATGAGCATTTTCTACGATGTAGACGCCTTTATGAAGGCGGCAGGACACGGGCCTGATCCCAAGAAGGTTTCGCTTTACCTGGACTTGGTGCGGGAAGAGACCGGGGAGTTGGAGCAGGCGATGTCGGACTACCACGCCGCTGAGAATTTGCAAGACGAACAACTTGCCAAAGCGGATGCCTTGGACGCTATTTGCGACTCGATCTGGGTGCTGATTGGGCTGGCAAGGGTGATGGATTTACCCGTCGATCAGGGGTGGGATGCGGTCACCATCACAAACTTAAGAAAAGTCGATCCCGAGCTGGGGACTGTGTTGCGGGACGACCAAGGAAAAATTAAGAAGCCTCCGGGGTGGCGTCCACCGGATATGTTGAGGATTATCCAAAACTACGATAAGCGTGGATAAAGACTTTGTAAGGCGTCTGTTTATCTACAAGCGTGGGGTATTGTTTTGGCGCAACAGACCTTCCGAGGACTTTAAGCGGGTCAATGCTTATAAGATGTGGAATAAGCGGTACGCAGGAAAGCCAGCCGGATCTGTGGGGGGAAAGGGATACATCCGGATAGCGATTTATAAAAAGTATTATATGGCCCACCGACTTGTATGGCTTTACCATCATGGGGTTTTCCCCGAGATGATTGACCACAAGAACGGAAAAAAGACCGATAACCGAATATCCAATTTAAGGGCCGTAATTTGCTCTCAAAACCTTTGGAACGCGAAAAGGTATCAGAGTACCAAGACCAACATAAAAGGCGTATACGAGCGGAAAAAAGGGGTTTACGAGGCACACGTTTGCGCGAATGGCAAAAGAACTTATCTCGGCAGGTTTACTTCTAAGAAAGCTGCGGCAGGAGCGGTCCGAGCAGCAAGAGAGCTTCTTCACGGAGAATACGCCCGACACGGGTGAGTTTCGAGCAACCAAGGAAGAAATCTTACAAGTAATGATGTCCCAGCACGAGGCAAAGATAGAGGGGCTGGCCCGTCATGTGCTGAAGATGAAAACCAAGACCCAGAGAAGGAAATGGTTGGAGGAGTTTGAGCTCAAGAACGGGCCGGAACTGACCTACGAGCTTAAAGACAGGATCTTGGAGTTAGCCAAGGAAGAGCGCGACCTCAGCCTTACGCCGCCGGACCAGTCCCGGTAACTCCTTGCCGCCGCCCTTTGTGTAGACTAAAAAACCTTCAGCAATGCTATCCAGGGGTTCATCTCGTAGGATGCGCTGGCGTAGTGTAGAGCGTTGAAACCCTCCGACACCGATGTTGTAGCTAAGAGCGACACAAGCGTCAAAAAGGCCTTGACGCCCAGTAAGATTGGGAGCAAGTCGAAGAACACCACGCTCAAAACTAACGAGGAGATTCTTGAAGCGTTCTTCAATCTCCGACTTGGACCATGTACGGTTGTCTGCATCTCGTAACGGATATTCCTTGCGAATCAGGCCAGTATAACCATCCTTACAAACCATCGGCAGCTTGATTTGATCTTGGTAGAGCACCTCGCCGTAGCCCACCGTCCAGAGATGGGCGGGGCAGAGGTATGGTTTGTCACGATACCCCTCGAACTGGTGCATCAGGTGGATGCCTTTGTCAGAGGTTCTCACTTCTTAGACCAACCCCGTGATCCAAACCAAAACCCAATGATACCGCCAAGCATTGCCATTTCGTCCTCGGAAAAGATCAGGTCGGTAGCGGCGATAAACTGGTCTACGGTCAGGGTTCCAAGTCCTTGCTTAAACAGCAGGAAGTAGACTAGGCCCATGTTGATAAGGACCAGTTCCAACACAAAGATGTAGGTCACGGTAGGACGGACGGTAGCCACATAATTGACCGCCCACTTGCTTGCCTTGTCCATGATCTTTTTGTCATGGTCGAGCGCGGCGTTTTGCATCTGGGCTTCCGACTGCATGGCGATCTGATCGGTCCGAATCTCCTCGATCTTGGCCTGGGCCGCAAAACCTTGGGCCGCCATCTGCAACTGCATTTCGTTTTGCAGTCTGGCGAGGGATAATTCGTGCGCTTGGTCAGACTTGTTTTGAAAAAAGTCTAAGACTTTCGGTAAGCCAGAAATTAGCAAGCCGCCAAGGGTAGAGATCAAAGATAGCATTACATAGCTCCAGTTGCTTTAAGAATTCCATATACGATTGCAGAAGCGAGCAGAAGGCCGCCCCACTCTCGTCTTGCCTGCATACGGTT